CGACAGACGAACCAGAAGCATCTACGTTCACCACAATGTTAGTAGCTCCCGCTCCACCGCCCAGCGCTTCAACACCAAGACGACCACTAGGGCCTCTACGCAAAGGCATGATCGCTTCTGGCCCAGCCTCACCCATAAGACCAGTGCCATTCGCAAATGGGAATAAAGTTGGCTTGTTGACTACACCACCTTTGGCGAAGGGAATAACTCCGTTTCGATTGAATGCCAATCCATTAGCAGCAATCGCTCCAACACCATCTGGCATGGTTGTAGGTGGCGTCGTTCCACCACCACCGCCACCACTGCTACCACCCAAGAAACTCATGAACAGGTTCACTGCTTGCATCCTGATCTGAGCTGCAATCATCTGTGCAGCCATGTCAAGGAAGTGATCCGCTGTACGCCGGAACAGATTGGCCAACGCCTCTTGAGCAGTCATGCTGCCGTCAATAATTCCTCTAAAGGACTGGCTAAAAGCATCGCCCAACGTCTTAGACAGCTCAATTACTTGGAATATCGGGTCATTCAACTGTTGAATTTGTTCCTTGGTTTGCTGGATAAATTTATTTAGCGGACTGTTTTGGTCTGACAACTGTTCCATTCGGAGTTGGATGTCCGCCAGCTGTGACTCTGAAAATTGACCACTGTCTCTGAGCTTTTTAATTTCTTGCTCAATACGAAGACGCTCTTTCTCCTCTCTAGTTGTGGCTTCAGCAATTTTTAGCTGATAATCAAGATTTTCGATGGTGTCTTCAAACCTTTCTTGCCTTTCAAACTCTAATTGATTTATTTCACGAGCTGTATCAGCTTGAGCGGCTATAACCTTGGCTGCTGCTAGCTCATTGATTTTTCTTATTTCGCTTTGCTTTGTAATTCCAGCAAGATCTTTTAACCGCTTGGCTTCAATATCTTTAAGCTTTTGCTCTCCCTTAAGACGAATAACAAGAAATTGGTCCTTAGCCTGCTCTGCAGCAGCAATCTTATCTTGCAAGCTAGAAATATCCAGCACCTTTTGACGTTCTGCATCGAGCCTGTCTAAACGTTTTTGTAGCTGAGCTGCTTCTCGTCCCGGCTTAAGCGACTCTCTGTCTTGTCGAGTAATCCTGACAGGCCGACTAAGTAGGTTGGATTCACCAAACTCTCCTCTAGCGACTTCTCGCGAAAGCTCACTAAGAAGATCCAGTGGTGCTGATTTTAAAACTTCTGCGCTCTTAGGAAGACCACCCATGCCAAACCCTTGAAACTCTATCTCAGTTCCAATTCTTTGCTTGGCCGCTGCACGGAACCTTGCTTGGTCAGCAGGATCTTGAAGGCTTCCCGCTAAACGATTGACAGTGCCTTGTGTAACTTTTTTTCCTAAAACTGCATTAACAATTTCTAGGAAACCACCAAGAGGACCAGCCAGAAAAGCTTGCAAAGAAATCATCAAGTGGCCAACAAGACGATCAAATTCATCAAGCTCTGTCTCAAGATCTTGAAACGCCCCAATGCCTTCAGACCCAATCTTGGACGCAAGTTCTATTGTTGCAAGCTCAGCAAGAGCCTCAACATCACCAAGCTCTTGAAGCTGTTCCGCTAGTTCTTCTGAGCTTTTGCTTGTAAACAAAGATCGCTCGCTCATTAAATCCAACACTCCCTCTAAAGACCCAAAAGCTCTTCCCGCCTCAGCTACGCTTGTAATAAATTGATCAATCTGTTGACCAATAGCGCTGAATGCAATTTGCGCTCCAAAAGACCCTGTTAAGCCACCTACAGCACCGCCAAGGACAGATCCTGCTCCGCCACCAAACAACAGTGGAAAGCCAGCGCCAAGACCGACTTGTTCAAGACGTTGCCTTGCGGCTCTACGAGCTTCAGGTGATCCCGCAATGTTTGCAGCCCCTCTGATAGGACTTCTGGGACCACCTGCTCTTGCAGAAGCTGCAATTTGAGCAGGAGAACCCGCCATCGTGGCCGTTCCACGAAGAGGGCTAGACGGGAATCCTTGCTGCTGTTGGCGCAAGATTCTTAGCTTTGACTCTTCTAATCGAAGAGTTCTTGTCAACAAGCGAAATTCTTGCTGCAAAGAACCAAATCGTCTTCTTGAAAGCTCTTCTGTTGCTTTACCCATCTGCTTTCTGAGCTTCGCAACATTTAATCCTTTTGCTTCAAGCTCGTTAATTTTAATCATTAAACGAGCACGCCTATCCTGAGCTTTTGCGAGTGTATTTATGTTTTCTGTCGCCATTCTTCCCGTACGTTTTGTGCGGGTGTCAATAGATTTCAGCTGCTTCTCAACCTGCTGAGTATTAAGCTTGATATTGACTTCGTACTCAGCGGCCACGACTAACCCGAAGACATTGCCTTCAGGTTAGCGCACCTTCCGATACTGAGCTTGCTGACGAGCTTTATCCATCTCCTTTTCCTCTCGATCAGCCTTGACCGAAAGATAAGCGCTCCAACCAAGCAGCTCCTCAAGCGACATGCTGGCCCGTAAGTCAGCCAATGTCATTCCTAGCTTTTCAGCAATAAAAAACTGCAGGAACAGGTAGTTGTCCTGCTCAAGCGTCGCTTTTAAGGTCGTCCGCTTCTTCCACCTCTTCCATGCCCTGCATCTTGGACATGATGTCCAGCACAATGCTCATCGGAAGTCGGTTTTGGATCTTGGCACGGTCACCGTCCGAAAAGACCCGATTGCCAGCTTCGTCCTCAGCCTTACGGATCAGCATTTGGATCGCAAAATCCAAGTTGTCCTCTGTCCGCCCCAGGTTCAGAGCCTTCATGGTCTTGTTGATCGAATCCCGATCAGCAATCGTCAAAGGCTTCCAGTACAGCTTGATAATGACTTCATCGCCCTTTTTAATCGTGTAGCTGCTGCGTTCTTCGACGCTAAACGCCTTACACAGCATGTCAATTGCGCGTGCTTCAGCCATAAAACTCAGTCAACTAGCACAATATAGCTCATCCTAAGCGAACGCCTTGAAATGCTATGTCCAAGTCAAGAAACAAACCTGTATCTCTACTGGTTTCCGTATAGATCTTGTACCAGCTTGGCCCTGGCTTGGCTGTACTTCTTTGCGGCGGCCTAGTTTGACCGTAAGTCTTGGGAACTCCTTCGCTGTCTGGAAGCTTGGCTTGTGGATTATTGACGGCATATCCTGCGTAGTCAGCCAAGTTACCGATATACAAAGGGCTGTTGATTGGAACTCTTAAAACAGGGCGTCGCAAAAAATTTCGAGGAGTAGGCATATTTGGAGCCTGCCAGTCACGTTCATTGTCTACGACTGGCTTTACTGGCGCAGTACTAAGCTCCCACAACTCGCCAAAGTTTCCAGTCCACCAAGGGCCTTTCATTTGCAAGCTGAAAACAATCTCTGGACCAGCAGCTGCTCGTCCATCCTCAATCAACTTACGAATATCCTTGGTCAGCTCAGTGATCGGCTTAGCCATCAGACCGCAGTAAATCGACAGCTAACTACGCTGACAAAATGACTGTCGTTTTCATTGGCTACTGCAGTGGGACCATTGACCTGACCAACACGGGGTTTTGCTGAGTAAGTGTCTGTGTAGCCAGAAGCATTCACAGAAGTCAAACCGTCAATAACTGACTCCGCAATCGCAGCAGCTACAGCACTACCCTTGTTTCGTGGCGTAAAAATACCGCATTGCACCGTTCCAGAGTATTGATCAATCGCTGCGCCGTGAGGCTGGATCGTTGATTGATCAAAGTTAATCGTCACCATCACGTACTTCTTTGTCTTACCAGGCGTCGTAAACGGCATGTTGTCAAACACCATTGAAACTGTGTCATCAGCGTCTGTCACTGCAGTGTTGATCGCAGCTTCGATTGCGGCCCTAGCGTTTACAAGCGTCATCAGAACACCACCCGAATCATATAAAGGTATTCTTGCTCGCCTCTAAACGTTTGAATATCTTGAATCCTGGCGGTCCTTGATGACCCAGCAAACGGCAGTGAAATCTCATCCTGCAAAGTTGCTTGATTGTCGCCAATCTGATCAGGAGTCACCATTAGACGAGCAGTGTTTTCTTGATAGCCCGACTCTTCGTCGGAAACAATAATTTCGATTGGAGCGTCGAAAGTATAAGTGGTGTCAGTAGTTGTTACCGCGCCAGTTGCCACGCTGTACGAGGGCGACACCTTTCTTGTGTAAGTGATTTCCGTGCTGAAAGACTCGCCAAGTTCCTTTTGAACTCGCTTGGCAACATCTTTGAAAAGCTTGTCGAGTTCACCTGCCATCTCAACCCCTTACAACGCGGATAGAATACGAGCCACTGCCACCCAGACAATAAGCGCCGAGATAAGACTGAAGCCAAGGATAAACGTCGAATACGTTATTAACAGTTCCAATAGCCTGACTAGAGGTGTTGTACTTGACTTCCATTTCTCCGAACTTGACGGCTTCGTATATCCCCGTATCGCCGGTAGTCCCTGTAATCGCGTCC